AGCAATATACATTGTCGGATTACCAGAACCACGATACTCTGAACGTGCACGAATAATTTCATCGATCAGATCATCTTCGTCTGCAGTCGAAACAACTTGCTGGTGATAAGCATAAACATCAGAGTCGGTCCAAACAGGTCGAACATTTGCGGTGGGGATATGATCATCCACTTCAGCAACTGGGTCACGACCATCACCAACTAAGATCGCGCGTGCAATTTCTTCATCTAACATAACACGCATTTCACTCTTCAACCAAGAAACAACGTTGAAGTCAATAATGTCTACAATATCATCACGATCAAGTTTCTGCTTTTTGTAAACGGTGTGTGGGGTTGTGATTCGGCGAAGAATTGGGAAAACTTCTTCAACTTTCAAGTTACCAGTTACGTAACCTCGCGCGCGTGCTTCGTCTGCAGTGATATCAGCGTGCAAGCTTTTGATACGAGAGAAAGGCGAATGTTTCGTTCCACTGAGAACACCAGCAACCCACTCCATACGACGAGCAATCCAAGTAGGTTCTTTAGTAACATTTCGAGCATCTGGGAAAAGATATTCAATATTATCAATACCGTAAGTTCCAGCATGTTTAAGGATAGCTTGTTTCAAAGAACCGAGTTCCTTGGCGGAATTCATAATCTCATTAAATTGAGCATGAGTTAATTTGGGTTGACCTTCTTCTGATTCAATTGCTGAACCATCAAATACATTTTTTTTCATAATCTGTGAATCTCCTTCATCAAGGTTTTCTTCATCAGAGTGTTCAATTTCACCACTCTCCATAAGTTGTCCAATAATAGCATAAACAGCGGTCTTCTGTGTTTCGCTAAGACTGTTAAATACATCACCGATAGTTTGATCGGCATGCACCAATACTTCTTCATCTTCCAGAATTTCTTCCAGATCTTCCTCGATTTCATCTTCCTCTTCGTCATCCAGCTCTTTAGGAAGTTCAATTGAGAGACCACTATGAATAATGGCTTCTTCTTCATCTTCTACTACAGAACCATCAGAATGCGTAAAGGCAATGTTATCGATTTTAGCACCAGGATTTGCTCCGGACAAGACTAGACTTGCTTCTCGGATAACACCATGGGCAACTTTTTGAGATTTTTCAACTAGTTTATTTGCCCAAATAGATAGCGCATCAATGTCTTTATGCTGAATAAGTTTCTTTGCGTGTTTAGCATCATCGGAATCATTAAGGAAACCATACACATAAACGCCATCTTCGCGGTCCTCAAGCAAGGCATGTCCAAGAACATTCGCGGGGGTATTATGTAGATGTTGCCAAACCAGTGGAACGGTCATACCGTCCATATGTTTAAATGCTTCTGGTAAAATAATTCTACCATCCGTGCATTTTACGTTATACTTTGTGGCATAGCCACCAAAATCAGGTTTTAATTTTGACATGTTCTTTCGAACTCCTTCCATTTTGACCAACAGTCGTTGATTTGTCCATTGGTGCAGATTCTTCGTCTTTCTCCACTTTTTCATTAATGTTTCTGTTCCTAAGTTCGTCTGCTTTTGGATCTTTACTTGGTTTTCTACCAACTATAGCTCTAACTTCATTCGGACTTAGAACTTCGTTTCTCGTAAACTTATCTGTAATCTCAGAAAGTTGTGATGGAGCGACGAGTTTGAACGGATCTCTCAACGCCATAACGGATTGACCTTGTGTTCTACCAGTAGGTGTTAAAAATGTCCGTTTCATAGCATCTGCAACAGCTGACGCCATGGGTTCGATTGTACGGTTATAATAATTTATGTTTTCTTCTTCCTTAGCAGTTCCATCAAAGACAGCTTCCGTCAATCCCAACTGGCTATGTAGCATTCTCGTTAGATATTCGATTTGAGCTAGTAAATTATTCTCAGCAGGTCTATTTAATTGAGTAATACGCTCTGTACCATCAATGTAAGCTATACCGTATTGAGAATCTGTTAATTGTTCTTCGATTGATCTGCGTCGAATCTCAGCTTGATCTAATCTAGCTTGAGATTTTATAACATAAGGAAGTTGAATAATTATATCTAACTTTCCAGATCCACTTTGTCGATCTATAGCATCTAAAAGATTAAGTTTTTCAATAAGACGCTTAACTGTTCCGTTCGGTTCATTCATAACCGCATATAAAGGATTTTCTACAATAGCAACCATCTTTTTAGGTAAAGTTATGTCTTGAAAAAATCCTGTACGATCGTTATAAATATTTAATTGTACGTGATCAGTATACCATTGTGTAATCTTAGCAGTCCTCATTGATAAAATATCATAAGAACTGGTAACGTTTGGTCCAACAGATGTATCTATAGGTACAATGGCTACAACACCTTCATCACATAGCGACATTATAACATCTTGCATAAAAGCTCTAGCTGCTTGATCTTTATTAGCCTCAATAGTTAAACAATTATTTAATCCTGAAGTTATAATATCTTTAAATTGTTCGTTTTCGTCTAAACGTACATGACGAAAATTCATTGCGGATACGTCTACACCGATTCTTGTATACATGGGGGCGACGATAGAACTTTCGTTTCCATAAGACATACGAGTCGCATGTGGACGAACACCTTGCCCAACTCCTAAGTTTGACGAGTAAATTTGTTGTTCACCATATCGAAACACGTTCCATGCTTTCCTCATTCTTGTAAGAATTGAATCTGCCACTAAACATCACCTCCTTGTGTTTTTAAAATATCTAATTAATAAGCCGAACCAACTGCTATTCGACGCCAATTAGAGTCAGCAACGGTATTATCATCAACACAAACATACAAGTAGGTGTCGTCAATATAGCACGTTTCCACAGTACCAACAGTAGCATCTACACCACCAGCAAGTTCTGTAGCATCACCATCAAATGCTCCATTAGCTAACGTCTCGGCTACCTCAATATCATTACCAGCTGCACCAGCAGTATCTGCGGTAAATGTAACAGTAGAACCATCTTTTGTAGGTCCAACACCCTGAGTATCACTCGCGGTTAAAGCTGCAGTCATAGCCGTAGCAGCATTTGCAGCGCTACAGTTTCCACCACTAGCAAGAGTAGCACCAGCCCAATCATCAGAGCCATCAGTTAAATCAGCTGTCGTTGCAATAGCATTTCCTGCTGTACCACCAATAAAAGCGGTAACAACCATGTCGTCAAGTGCAAAATCCGCAGCGGAAACCAAAGTATGAGCATCATTAAATCCGTCAGTACCATTAATAGCAGCAACAAGATTTTCCTGAGCTTCACCAGCATCAGCACCAACTGAAACTTCACCCGAAGAATTAGCCGTTCCATCCGGAACAAACGTATATACAGTTGTACCAATTGTAATTGTATCACCAGATGTTGGTTGAGTCGCCAAAGTTAAAGTACCTACTGCTTTAGCAGCATATGCTGTAATATCAACGGCAATATTATCTTCATCAGTTTTGGTTTGTTCGTCATCGGCCAGAAATTCATAAACATCTGAGCCTGCTACCAACGGATTATCAACCGTAACTGTTTCACCATCAATAACAACACTAGTAAAAACCAGATCCAATTCTGCAGCAACAGCATTAACGGGTGTTCCTGTAGAAGGGATGCGATCGATCAGTGCTTGAACCTTTGTACCTAATTCCACAGTTGTATTGTAACGTCGTGAAACATTATTTAAAACTTTAAGTTCTGTAGCAGTTAAATCATCCATCTAAAAATCCTCCATTATTCAAAAGCTTCTTTATTTATTTTATACGAAACAAAAGCATCCATTAAAGCTGCAACAGGATCTATTTTTTGATCGTATCTTTTCTTTAATAACTTTCTATTACCATTAGTATCTTCTAATGTAATAGCATTACCCATAGCAAAAGACATAAGATCCTCATCAAACAAAAGCATTCTCTCAGAAGCCAAAATTTTCAACTCACCAAGTGGAACTGATTCAGTTTTAGCTCCTTGAATAACTTTTTCTATACCATAAGGACCGTTTTCTTTTTCCCAACGTTCAACAAATTCTTTTGCATTGTATGGATCGTATCCTAAACAGCGAACGTCATAAGATGTTTCGATTATAAAACTATCTAAATCATCGTAAACCTCCATCATATCTAGGATCGTACCCTCAAGTACTTGTAAACTTCCTTCTGCTAAAAATTGCTCATATTTATTACGCATAGCGCCAGGTAGTTTTTTAAGTGTTAAGGAAGATATATAACAACGAGTCTTTACTCCAAAAAGACCATTTCTTAGTGGGAACAAGAATGTAAAAGCACAGAAATCGTCTCCTTGTGAAAGATCTGCACCAAGAGCACAGGGTAATTGCCAAAAACTTTGTCGATGGTGAGGAAGAGTTTCTTCGTATGTAAAGAAATATGTATATCCTTCCATAGGAATACCAAACCTTTTTGCTAAAATATCATTTCTTGCAGATGGAACCTTTTCAGCTCTCTCTACATCAAGTTGATAAACCTCATAAGACACTGTTTGTCCTAAATTAGGGTTAGCTTTTATCCAAAGATTTGGATCTCCAACCTCATCAACACTATCAAGTTTGTAATGCCAAATAGACACATGAGGATTTATATAATCACCCTTTAATATGTCCATCAACTCCATCTTAATAGTGTCACCACTACTATTTCTAACCGTACCTTCAGAACTCATCGCGACAATTAAATAGTTATCAAGTTTTGATGCTCCTTGTTCTAAAGCACCAACTACATCCTCTCGAATATCTCCGGATAACCATTCATCAACAGTGGAGACCATAGGACGTAGACCTTGCAGTTTATCAATAGACATCGGACGAATTTCACATAAAGATCCAGTTAGAAAATTCTCTATACCCTTTTTTGTAGAAGCTAATTTAACTCGTAAAGCTTTAGAACCCGTTGTATTCTGAATAGAACCTTCCGTTAAGAACTTAAATAAAGGTCCTGGCGCTCGCGTAATAGCCGTTCTCATTGGAGCCATTACTTCTTCGGCTTGTTTCATTGTTGGGGCCGTTGTAATTTGATTGGTTGTAGCCGTTTCAACGTTTAAAAAATAGTTTTGTATGCATGATCCGTACATAGATTTAGCTGCACCTCTTGCTACTATGAGATACTGCTTGTTTATTAGTCTTTTCTTAATCTTTTTACGGACATATCTACCACTTTTACCATCTTTAGAGGGTACAAATATACTTCTTTCAACAAAGTAGTACCAACCAAATATCTGTTCGGCCCATAACTTAAAGGTATCTAATAATCTTAAAGGACTGCCATCTGTCAAAGTTAACTCGTTTTCACAGAAAGCAATAAATCCGTTTATAGCATCTTTATCATAGTAAACCCCAGGATTTTTAATTAACGCATCAATCCTGTTCATTTCCATTGAAATTTCTCTACAAACCGGAATTTCTCCTCTTAAAACCTTCTCTCGAAACGCACCATAATATTCGGGGACTGCGGTGTTGGAAAGTGGCATACTGATATTCCTTTAATTCTTAAATTCTAAATCAAGATATTTAATAGCTTCAGATACTCCCGATTTAGCATTTGCCATTAATTTTATAGTGGCTTCTCGTCTAGCTTTTTCTTTTTGACGTTCCATAACCGATTTAGTGAAACCATAAGCAGCTTTTTTTGCTTTATTTTCCACAACTTTTTTATTATGCGCTCTTACAGAAGGATGAGTATAACGACGTATATTTGTCTGTGCCCAATCAGCTACTAATAAAGCTGCAACAACTTTCATTACTCGTTTTTGCTTTTCTTTTTCATCTAAATCTTTCCAGGGTTTAATTTGAAGTTTTTTCTTAATTCTAGATGTTCCACCAGAACTAGAACGATTCTTTCGAACTCCCCATTTCATACCCTTAACACCAAAATGTTGAATAAAATCCTCCATAATTTAGCCTCCTCTTTTTATAAGAGCGGCAACCGTAGCTGCAGATGCTGCACCAACTAAACCACCAACAACCCCATTTCCATATTGTTTTAGAACTTTAGCTGCTGCTTTTTTACCTTTATCTACAGTAGAAGTATTCATGTTTTGAACAGAACGCTCTAAAGACAGACGAGTTGTAATTTTTCTAAGTTCCTCGTTACTAAGTTCACTGGTTTTCTTTTTTAAAAGTTTTCTAGTTTTAGAATAATCAGAACTTACTCTACCAGAAGGTCCTCTTTTTCGACGAACTCCCCAACGCATACCTTTTATTCCATAATGTTTTAAAATATCTGTCATGAATTCCTCCTCTAAGCTGATAACTCATCAACTTGAACCGTTAAACGCCATGCATACGTTTCAATTTGCTTGTTTATCGACTCTACTAGAAAGGAAGTTCCAGGTGGATCCCAAAGTAATCGAACGTTAAGCCAAATATAGCTTTTAACAGCTTCTATGTTACTAAGACCATCAAATAAATCAGCCCAAACAGCAGTATCGTCACTTATTGCAAGTCCATCTTCTGGTCCTATTCCCAACTGATGTAAAGACATCAACGCCGAATTAATATGTACTATTATTTCGTTATCAAAGCCATCAAAAGTTGGCTCAATATCTAACATGTCTTTTATTGTATCTAAAATACTATCCATCTAACCTCCTTTACCAAAGAGTAGTATCTCCTGGACGACGTTCAACTAAAGGTTCTGGTAATAAAGATTCATCTCCATAATGAATAGCCATATGTGTGATGTGACTTGTACAGATTAATCCGTCAGGGTTAAAAACTTTACTACTACCATCCTCTATGTCTTTTTGACTAAGAGGGTTCATATGATGTATAACTATCATATCGTGAATTTCATGACCAAGAACTCCTAAATCACATCCTTCATCTCTAATAATAATCTCATGACGAAGATTTCGCCACTTAGAAGATCTATAAAGCGTTTGATTTAGGTATCTATCAAATCCAAAAGTTGATACACCCACGTTCCCTCTTAGTCGAAGATAATCGTAACGTTCTTTAAACGTTTTTAATGTAACTAATTCGCTATAAGACCTATGCATCAAGCTCTTCTCCTTCATTAGGTGAATCGCCTCTGTACGCAGTCATAGCACTTAATGCCTCAGCATAAAGCTCTTCCATCTTCTTAGCGGATTCAAGAGCTTCAGTCTTAGCCATAAGAAGTTTATTCTCTTGTTCCAGTTTTTGCTTTTCTAATTGAGCTTTTGTTGTACCGAGACGCAAATAATGAGTTAAAACTTGTGCAGAAACAGTCCCGTTGCGAATTCGTCTTTCTGCCTCATCCACCGATAAAGCTATAAGTTGATTTTCTCTAGCTTCTAGCGTTTTTGCAGGTGGACTGGCTTTCTTGTCTTTTTTCGATTTATCACTAGAGACTGCCATTTTGATTTTTTCCTTTACTTTATAATCCTAGAACTGTTAGCTCGAATAAAGGAACCAGCATACTCACCAGTAGCGATCCTGTAATGTGGAGCCATACCAGCCCCAAAAATTTCAGGAGTATTAGGATCATCATGACACGACCAAGCTAGCATATTAAAGCATTCATACACTTCTCCAGATCGCATCTTTGGTAAATGATCTTTCGGAAGAAAAGTTGGTTTTCCTCTATTATTCTCACCGCAAGATTTATCCCATTCGCTGAAGTATTGTGGCTTATGAGAGTTTGTAATTTCAACTTTCACGTAACCAGGTTCTATTGGTGGTTCAGGATCTGGTAAAGTATTATCATCTTCTAAAGCTGTAACACGCCTTTCGAGATCAACAAGTTTAACAGAATGTAATTGAATGGCCGCCTCAACAGCAGCTACTCTTTCTTCTAAAGGTACTTCGGGTGCTTCATTAACGTTGAACATTGGAGCGTTATATAGGGCTTCCATCCAATAGGGATTTAACCTAGCTTTATCTAAAGAGTACCAAGAGTTTCCTATAATTCCATCAGATTCTGCTCGACTGAAAACTTGAGTAGAGAAAGCTTCAATACCTGGTCCATCGGCATAACCACCATCACCGTTATATGCTCTGCCAATAGGGATTAGTGGTACATCAGTAAAATCTCTCCAAACACTTAAACTACGATTCAAGTATGAAACAGCCGCAGATGCTCCACGACCTTGCCAATACATCATAGGCATTCCGACATTAACAACCTTAAGAAATTCTTCGGCTACTTTAATTGGATGCCACTCAGTACCTGTTTCGGGACTCTTTGGTAAAGCCCACCAACATAATCCTTGGTCTAAATCAGGATAAATATTTCTCAAACCTTCAGATAATATTCGAGCATTTTCAACAGCATTTAATTTACTATCAAAACTACCTTCAACATTCCAAATGTAACCATCAGGTTTGAAGTTATCTATTTGTAGAGATGCTACATCTACTTCTCCGAGAGGATTAAACCCATAAACAAACTGCCAAAAATATACTTTAATTCCAGCAGCTTTTAGAGTATAAACCAACTCAGGACGAATGTTGTCTCCCCAATCAGGCCAAGGACTATAGGGACTAGGTACTTGAACCCTTGTACCGTCAGCACATTTTAAACATACACCTTCAAAATTATGATCTAAAAGATACTGAGTAAATCCATCTGGATCACCTCCTGCAACAGCGGGAATATTCCAGGAAAATATAGACTTTCCGTTAAGCATGATTATTTTTCTCCTTTCAATGTGTTTTCAGGTACTTTATAAGAGTCATTAGGCCGGGAATAAGCAACACCTATAAAGGAGTCTCTTGAAAGGAGAAATTGTCGTCAGACAAAATATGATCTTAACCTAACGACTCTTATAAAGTACCTGAAAATATAAAATTAATTAAACTTATGCATCCACCCCAACCAATGTGCACCGTTCACAAACTGAACGATTTCAGCTTTTGATAAAGTTCTTTGCCACAAAACAAGAAGTTGATAGTTTGCTGTGTGTGTACCACCAGCATGAACTTCTATGTCGGATATAGTACTTACTGTGTTTGATTCAGTGAATGTTTGATCGTCTCGTACAGGATCAAGATTTGTCATTACTCCTGATGTTGGATTGTACGTATGTACTGCCCATGTCCATCTACCAGTCTGTAACATACTATTTATGTTATTATCATTAGTTGAACCATCGTAAAAACGCCATCTATAATATGAGGAATCATCATGAGTCATCAATTGTATAAAATCTGTACCATCCTTAATGATAAATAACTCATTATTATAGCTGTCAAGTGAAACTGGTTTCCATAGCAAAGCTATAGTCCACTCGCTTGTTGGGCTAAGAGTAGCTATAGGAATATCAACTCTTCCACCTGATCCTATTTGTAGAGCCGTATCAAAAAGTCCTTCAACCCATGAATTATTAGATCCTGATAGTGTTCCATCTCTAGAATTTCCAGAATGATCTACTATGGTTGTACCAGTTCCCTCATTAAATAAATAAAATAGTTTTAAATCGTAAACGCTAGGTCGAACTGGCGAATAGTCAAGCCAATTACCAAAACCATTCTCAGGAGTTATTAAACTTGCAGTTCCGGTTAAAGTAATACCATCTCCACCAAGATGTGAATCTGTATAATTTCTTCCAGCAGTTCCATGATATGACAAAGTATTATTTTCGAGCCACATTCCAAGAAATTTATTCTCTTGAGAATCTGCCCTTATTGCAGTCGCAAAATGATCAATCTGACCGCCAATAAATTGATTAACGGTACCACCTTCAACATAAATACCAATGCTTCCACTAGGAGTAGAGTAACCAATCAACTGTTTAAAATCTATAGTATTATTACTAGCTAGGGTAGTTCCCCCAAGATGAAAACCATACCTACCAATATTATACATATAAAAACCAAACAGCTTACAATGATAAACTCCATCTGGCATTTTAACACCATCATAAGCATTAAAAATATTTACGTTGTTTATCAAATGTCTTGATCCTGCGATTGACATACCATCAAAGTTTCGTTCATTTCCTGTAACAGCAGCAATAGTTAAATTTTCAACAGTTACATACTGACCAGATATAGTTAATCCTGTTCCAGAACCAGTGATTCTTAATATTGTAGAATTCGGAGCAGATCCACTTAATCTTTGATTAGTAGTAATTGCCACACTGGAAATTATACCATCACCTTCAGGAAGAATAACATAATCTACTTGTAAAAAAGCACGAGTAAGAGCAGTAGTATTATTTGTTGAATTGTCTGGTTTATAACCAAACCAAGTTGCCTCAGCTACTGGATTTGCTACAAAAAGTATAGGATCATCTGCATCATGTGCATACGTTAAACCTGCAGACCAATTTACAGTATTATCTACAA